TATGGATTTTTGTAAACTTGGAATCTATTATTAATAGCACCAACTTTTTGTACACCCATTGCAAACTGCATTTTGTCACCATCTGTATCAGCAGCATATCCAGGAATAGATTCTAGGATTGTTGCAACAGTTGGAGAACAAACAAGGAAGTTAGCTCCACCTCTTAAAGTTAATTGGTGAATCTTGTTACTTACTTTTTGTATTTGAGTTCCTAAAGTTTGGAACCAAGTACCTTGGTTATAAGCTTGACCTGCAGTAGCATCATCTACAAATGCAGATGTACCAGCATCAAATTTATATCCAATTCTTGCTGACCAATATGCAGTTGTTTGTGCATTGTTCATCAACATGTCTAAGATTTCAAGATCAATTTCTTGAGATACATATTCAGATAACATAGAAGTTAATTCAGCTTCTGCATCAATTGAATGGTATGCATTCAAGTCTTGAGCAAATTCTGGAGACCATACTGCTTTCAACTTTCTAGTCTTAGCAACAATCGCTTCAGATCTCATTTCAAGATTAATTTCTGGAATATCTAAAGTAGATGCGTCCGGAGATACTTGATTTGGAATTTTATTTCCAGCTACGTCTTCAAAATCACCTCTATCAGTTGCAGTCGGAGCTTTGTGATAAGCTACTTTCAATGTATCAACTATAGCATTTTCTGCTGATAATTTAACAACGAATCTTACTGTATCATCTGTTGCAGCTCTTTTGTGCAATTTAGTGAATTCAGGATAAACAGCTGATATTTGTGCATCACCTGTTAAGTTGAATGCTCTAATACCTTCAAAATCAGCACCAGATAAATCATTTGCGCTAACATCTAAAGTTACTACTGTTCTAGCTGCAGTTGCTAATACTGAAGATGAAAATTCTGAATTGTACCCATAATCAGCGTCTGAAATAGATCCTGTTACGTGCTTAGTACTTGTTACTGCAGTTGCATCAGTTGCTACTGTTTCTGTTGCTAATACTGATGAAGTTACGTCGTTGATCGAGTAACCAAATCTACCAGCACCATAAAGACCTTCTACAGCTACATCCGTACCATTACCATTTGCAAGATTAGTAACACCAAATACAGAATTTTCTTCTTTATTTGTTCCAGAAGTAACAAAGTCGTTACCACCAGCTGTACCATCTGTACCTTGGTTTGTACCATATTTGAAATCTAAGTAAAATACTAGACCAGATGGTAAGTTCATTGGCTGTACTGAAACGAAGTCTTTAGCAGCAATTTCTGCAAAGATTCTTCTTACTAATGGAAGGGCAACACCCGACCACTCTTCAGCATTACCACCAGTACCAGTTGCAGATGCTTCTGATACTAATTGCTTAGCTTGGTTCTCTAAAAGAACCGCCATGCCTTTTCTTTCTACCTCATTGCTCATACCTTCTAAAAGACCTGTCTTTTCCCACTTCTTTTCAAGTTGGATAGACACAGCATTTTGATTAGCTTGAGCATCTGTTGGTAATAATGAATTAATGTTCATTTTCTTTTCTCCTTTAATTTTAGAGATTAGCTAACTTTTTCCATCTCGCCGCTAAATCATTTCCTTCAGAAATTACTTTCTTACTTGGAGCAGTTGAAGCGCTAGACTTTGAAGCATAGCTTTCTTTGATTGATCTTTTTGTTCTAGAAGGATTCAAGTTGAAAGACTCAGATAATGTAGCAAATACTAATTTAACTTCACGTAAATTAGACGCTCTGTCAAAGTTTTCAATAACTTTCATTTTCTGGTTTTCATTCATTGAATGATTTCTAAACAATTTGTTTGAGAATAATAATTTTGCATTTAAAAGATTAACTTCGTTGATCTTGCTTCTTAGGAATTTGATAACGTTGTAAGCTTCTTCTAAATCATCTTCTTTAGCTTCGTCTACATCTTTATCGCCTCTACCTTCTTCAGCAACTTCTTCTTCACCTTCTTCTTCTCTCAATGCACTAATGATTTCGTCTAGATTTATGTCTTCGTCAACTTCTTCACCTTCTGCTTCAGTTACAGTTGATTCCTCAACTTCTTCTTCTTCAGTTACAGGCTCTTCAGCTTCGTCTTCCATACCCATTTCGTCTTCAAGCTCTTTTATAATAGCTTCAAGTTCTAGATCTTCTTCTTCAGTTACTTCTTCTTCGCCTCTGCCTTCTTCAGCAACAGGTTCTTCTTCCATTTCTTCAGAATGAATATCAGTTGGATCTTCGTCGTTGTCATTCATACCTCTACCTTCTTCAGCTACAGGAGCTTCATCTTCCATAGAATGATCCATTTCAGCTGCCATTTCTGGTGCTTCCATTTCGTCTTCCATATCCAGNT